ATGACCGTACGCGGCAGGAAACCCAAAGGCAGCGCGCACATCGCGGGCGAGGACGAGGTGCTGGAATGCCTGACCTCGGTATTGCGCGGTACGGACGCCGAGGAGATGAAAATCACCCCGCGCGACAGGCTGCGCGCCGCGGAGCTCCTGGCCAAGCGCTATGGCACGCTGGGCGCCGCGGAGCCCCAGGCGGAGGCACCCCGCATCATCGACGATATCCCCGCATCGGCGGATGAGGATGACTGACATGACGGACGTCCGGCTGTCACGGCTGATTGCGGAAAGCTTCTTCTCCCTGTGGCGCGCGGCGCGTGCGGGCAAGGTGGATGAGCTCTGGCTGCAGGGCGGGCGCGGATCGGGGAAAACCTCCTTTGCGGCGATCTGTATCCTCTGCGGGCTGATGGACGAGCCGGAGGCCAATGCAATCGTGTACCGCAAGGTGGCCGATACGCTCCGGGAATCGGTCTACGCGCATCTGGTCTGGGCCATCGGCCTTCTGGGCGTGAGCGAATGGTTTAAGCTGAGGCTATCGCCCCTGGAAATCGAGTACACGCCCACGGGGCAGCGCATCTTGTTTCGCGGGTCGGACAAGCCGGAGAAATCCAAGGGCGTCAAGCTGCAAAAAGGGTACTTCAAATACCTGTGGTTTGAGGAGCTGACGGAGTTTTCCGGGATGCAGGATATCCGCACCATCAAGGCCTCCATCCTGCGCGGCACGCAGCAGCAGACCCTGACGATCTGCACCTACAACCCGCCGCAGCGGGCGGCGCACTGGGTGAACAGGGAAGCGCGCACACGGCGCAAGGGCCGCAGGATTCACCACAGCGACTACCGCAGCATCCCCAGAGCCTGGCTCGGGGATGCTTTTCTATTGGAAGCCGAGGCCCTGATGGCGCAAAACCCGCGCGAGTACAGGCACATGTACCTGGGCGAGGTCACGGGCACGGGCGCGCAGGTGTTTGAAAACCTGAAGCTTAAGCGCTTGCCGCCCAAGGAGTGGGAGGGGCTGCGCAGCTACTGCGGGCTGGACTTCGGCTTCGCGTCCGACCCGGATGCCTTTGTGCGCTGTGCGTACGACGGGCGGCGGCGCATTCTCTACATTGTGGACGAGTTCGTGTCGCTGGGGCTGCTGTCCGGTGCGCTTGCGGGCGCGGTGAAGAGCCGCGCCGGAGAGGCGTTCGTCACCTGCGACAGCGCCGAACCGCGCTCCATCGCCGAGTTGCGCAGCCGGGGCGTACGCGTAACCCCCGCCCGCAAGGGGCCGGATAGCGTCGCCCACGGCATGAAGTGGCTGCAAAGCCGCGCGATGATCGTGATCGACCCCAAAAGAACCCCGCTCGCCGCCGAGGAGTTTTCCTGCTACGAGTACGAGCGCGACAAGGCGGGCGAACCGCTGCCCTTCTACCCCGACCGCAACAACCACCTGATCGACGCCGTGCGCTACGCGATGGAAAGCGTCAGCGCGGTGCAGCGCGCGATTATTCCCAGGTAAACGCTCCTGCAAATCCCACACACTGCCGGTTCCCTTTCCGCCGGCTTTCGCTTGCAGGATCGGTTGCCTTCATAGATTGCCAAGGGGTCGCAGGAGTTGCATATTAAACAATACAAAAGGAGTTCATCATGATCACCATCGATAAAACCTTACTTCTGGAGGACGGCACGCCGCCGCCGGAACTGCTGCTGGCGCTTTTGAACGAACACCGCAGGCAGCGGGAGCTGCGACTCAACGTGCTCAAGGAGTACTACGACGGCAATCATGCGATTCTCAGCCGCATCCGGCTATCGGGGCTGCCCAACAATAGGCTTGCCCACGCGATGCCCCGCTACATCACCGCCATCGCGGCGGGATACCTGGTCGGCTCGCCGGTGCAGTATACCCTGAAGGACCATCCGGCGGCGTTTGAGCAGCTGCTTGGGGTGCTGCGCCGCTGCGATACGCAGTCAATCGATGCGGAGCTGGCCGTGGACGCGGCGGTGTACGGCAAGGCGGTGGAGCTTTGCTATGCCGATCATCAGGCCAAGCCGCGCGTGGCGCAGGCCGACCCCCGCCATGCCTTTGTGGTGTACGATGATACGGTGGAGCACCGGCCGCTTCTGGGCATTACGGTCAGCGATGTGCTGGACAGGCATTTGAAAAAGGCCAGGGAACGCGTAACCGTATGCACCGATACCCTGACCCTGCACATGGAGCGCCGCGCAGCCGAAGTGCCTGTGGAGGTCGCGCGCCAGGCGCATTACTTCGGCGGTGTGCCGATGACCGAATACTGGAACAACGCCGACGAGACCGGGGATTTCGAGGCCGTGCTGCCGCTGATCGACGCGTACGACGCGTTGCAGTCCGACCGCATTAACGACAAGCAGCAGTTTACCGACGCGATTATGGTGCTCAAGGGCGTGGGCGCGCTGCAGGCCGAGGACGCCGAAACGGATCTTGACCCGAACGACCCTTCGGCGGCGGCTCTGGCCGCAAGTCAGCGCCTACGGCATACGCGCACGCTGTTTCTGCCCGGGGACGGGGCGGACGCGGGCTTCATCACCAAGCCGGATTCCGAATCGGGCAGCGAGCTTCTACGCAAAAGCCTGGCCGAGGACATTCACAAGCTGTCCTTTGTGCCCGATTTGTCGGATTCGAAGTTCGCGGGCGATGCCTCAGGCGTGGCGATGCGCTATAAGCTATTGGGGTTTGAACAGCGCACAAAAATCAAGGAACGCTGGTTCCGCGAAGCGCTGCGGACGCGCCTGCACCGTTTGGCGCATTTTCTAAGGGTGCAGGGCGCGGCGGAATTTGACGTGGATCAGGTGCAGATCACCTTCCGCCGCGCCCTGCCTTCAAACGACCTGGAGATCGCCAAAACCGTGCAGGCCTACAAGGGCATCGTGCCCGACGAAATCCTGCTTTCGCAGGTGCCGTGGGTGGACGATGCCGCGGAGATCATCCGGATGGATACGATGTAGCGCGGGAAACCGCCTTGCATACCAACCCTTGATGGGGATGAAAGCCGACGGGCGTAAAACGGGAGGAAGCAATATGAACGAAACCGCAGTGGAAACCGTGGACCAGGCGCAGGAGACCGCCGAGGCGGCCAAGGCTGAGACGGCCGAAAAAACCTTTACGCAGGACGATATCAACCGCATTGTGAGCCAGACCATCGCCTCCGAGCGCAAAAAGGCCGAGGCGCAGCTTATCAAGGCCAAAAAGGAGGCCGAGGAGCTGGCGCTGATGACCGCCGAGCAGCGCGCCGAGCACAGGATGGCCGAGCGGGAAGCCGCGCTTGCGGAGCGCGAGGATACCTTAAGGCGTAGCGAGGTGCGCGCCGGAGCCGTGCAGCTGCTGCTGAAAAAAGGCCTGCCCGCCGGGCTTGCCGACACGCTCGCCTACGCCGATGCGGACAGCGCTTCGGCCGCCATTGACACCCTGGAGCAGGCGTTCCGCACAGCGCTGCAGCAGGGCATCGAGGAGCGTATGAAGGGCATGGCGCCCGCCGCCTCCGTGAGCACTGCCGCCGGGTTTGAAAGTAAGCTCAAAAAGGCGGTCGGCATTCAGTAAACGTTCCACGCAGACAAACCGACAGTTAAAGGAGACATGTACATGGCAAATTCCATTACCCTTTTCAAGCAAACCCTCTCCGATACGCTGGACGAGGTATACAAGCTATCCAGCCTGACCGCCGTTTTGGACGGCAGCGCCGATCTGGTGAAGCAGGGGGCCAACGCCAACGAGCTGATTATCCCCAAAATGAGCGTGCAGGGCCTGGCGGACTACGACAAGGCCTCCGGCTACGTATCCGGCGATGTGACGCTGACCAACGAAACCGTGCAGTGCAACTTCGATCGCGGCCGCATGTTCACCGTGGATTCGATGGACGATCTGGAAACCGCGGGCGTGGCTTATGGCAGGCTTGCAGGCGAGCTGATCCGCACCAAGGTGGTTCCGGAGCTGGACGCCTTCCGCTTTTCCAAGTATGCGGGCACCGGCGGCATCTCCGGCATTGAGGCCGGAGCGGCGCTGACCACAGGCACGGCCGTGATTACCGCGCTGCGCAATGCCGTAGCCGCCATGGACGAGGCCGAGATCCCCTATGAGGACCGTTACCTGTTCATCACCCCCACGCTGGACGGCATGATCGCCGACCTGGATACCACCAAGAGCCGCCAGGTGATGGAACGCTTCCAGGGCAAGGTGCTGGTGCCGCAAACGCGCTTTTATACCGCCGTGGACATGCTGGACGGCACGACCACCGGCCAGGAAGCAGGCGGCTACGTGAAAGGCGCGACGGCCAAGAACATCAACTTTATGGTCATCCACCGCGGGGCTGTGATTCAGTTTTCTAAACACGTCGCGCCCAAGGTGATTCTGCCCGACGTGAACCAATCCACCGACGGGTATAAGTTTGGCTACCGCCACGTGGCGATTGCCGACGTTTACGAAAATAAAGCGGCTGGGATCTATTTGCATTACGCCACGGCTTAAGCCTGCCCAAAAGACGCAATCTGCGTTGTTGGCTTCGTCGGGTTTGGGCATCACTTACGCCACGAGTAAGCTCAGCCCATCCCCTCCTTGCCGCCTCGCATCTCACGCCTTTTGAACAGACTTACCAACTGGAACGAACGAGGGAATTCTTCTCATGGCCGCGTGTTATGCGCGGCCATGATGACGGGTCAAGGGCGTAGCCCTTGTCGGGGGTATGGGGGGTGAAGCCCTCATGACGAAAGGAACTGGACATGACCGAGTTTTTGGACAAGCTCAAGCGCAGGCTGCGGATGACCGACGGGGAGCAGGACGCGCTTTTGGAAGACCTGATCACAGACGCGCAGGCGTTTGCCATGGGCTACACGGGGCGCGATCCCCTGCCGGAGGCGGCAAGCGGCGCCATTGTGGAGCTGGCGGCCATCAGCTACGGGCGGCTGGGCATGGAAGGGCAAACCGGGCACAGTGAGGGCAGCGTATCCATACGTGTGGACGGGCTGCCCGCCATGCTCAAGGCCCAGCTGGACCAGTGCCGCGCCGCAAAGGTGGGCTAGGCATGCGATTGCTGGAACAATGGAAGCAAACCGTAACCGTAAAGCCCGCCGCCGCGCCCCGGAAGGTGCAGGAGAACGACCGGCTCTATCGCTTTGACGACGCTGGTGCGTTTACCCTTCGTGTTGTGCTGCAGCCGCTTGCGGCGCGGTCGGATTTAGCCGTACAGGGGCAAACGCGTGAGGCGAAGCTCCTGCTGCTTTACGACGGCGATCAAACACTGGATGAAGGCATGGGCGTGTGCGTGGAAACAGACGCAAGCACGGCCTGCGATTACCGTATATCGGAAATGCCCAGGCGCTATCACAGCCACAAGGAATGCACGCTTGCCTTCATCCCCCCGAAGCTGCGCGGATGACCCGCGCAGACGGCGCGGCGGCCGGCAGCCAATTGGGAACGCTGGCCGCCGCCCTGCGGCGGGCTGTGGGTGACGCTGTGGCAGAGGAGGCGCAAGCGCTCCGGGACGAGGCGAGGAGCCGCTGCCCGCAGGATGCGGGCACCCTGCGAGAAAGCATCCGCGCCGAGGTCACAATGGCGGGTGATACGGCAGAGGCCGTAATCGGCTCCGGCCTGCCCTATGCGGCGGCTTTGGAGCTGGGCACGCTCGCGGCGCCGCCCAAACCGTACCTCGCGCCCGCCTATGAGGCGCGCAGGGGCGGTATCGCCGGGCGCATACAAGCGGAAATACAACAAGCGCTGGAGGAGAACAGAGCATGAACGAAACCGAAAAAATCATCCAGGCGCTTTCGGATATCCAGGGCATTGCCAGCGTTACGCGCGGCTGGCCCAGGCAGGATGCGCAGCTGCCGTGCGTCGCCCTGCAGCTCTTGGAGCGCAGCGCCGTGGACACCCGCGACAACGAAGTGTACCTGACGAAAAGCCGCTATCTGGTGCGGGTATTCGGGCAGACACTTTCCGCCTGCGACGCGCTGAAGGCTGAGATCGCTGCCGCGATGGCTGCGCTTGCGTACACGCTGGAACGCGTGCAGGAAACCGACCACGAAACCGCGCAGCTGCGCATGACCTTTGAAAAACTGGAGTAGGGGGACACCATCATGAGTGCAAAACGAGCCATTATCGGCTTCCGGGGCGTGGCGCTTGCGCCGATCCTGACCGATTCCATCACCGCGTACGCAACCGGCGCAGGCGCCGCGCTGCAATACGCGGGGCAGATGAGCCGCTCCGTCAAGGAGAACAAGACCGACATTTACTATGACGACGACCTGTATGCCCAGCTGCGCAACGTATCCGGCGAGGATGTGGAGCTGCGCATGGCCGAGGTTCCGCTCAGCCAGCTGGAAACCCTGGGCCTTGGCGTGTACGACGCGCAGACCGAAACCCTGGAGGCGAACTTCTCCGTCGCGGGCAAGTTTTTCGCGCTGCGCTGCGTAGCCGATACCGTATCCGGTTTGCCGTTTTACTTCAACTACCGCGTGTTTGAGCTGACCGGCGTAAAGTTTGACAACTTCGCCTCCAAGCAGTCTAGCGCTTCGGTGTGCGAGGTCATCCTCTCCGGCGTGTTCAAAAAGCCGCAGCTTGGAAGCCTTAAGCCCTGGGCTGTGATGCAGCTCAAAGAAGACCTGAGCAACGCCGACGCGTGCAACGCGTTTTTGACCGCCGCTGAAACGAAGCCCGAGACCTGATGAGGATTTCATTTCCCAGGACCCAGGCCCAAAGCAATAGCCTTGGGTCAGGGTCTTTGGGGTGAAGCTCTGTATCGACAGAAAGGATACCCATGAACTCGATTGATGTATCGCTGCCACGGAGCGTTACGGTGCGCGGACAGGTGATCCGGCGGATGCCGCTGGGGCGCTATTTGCAGGCGATCCGAATGCTGGAGGGCTTCCCCCGCGAGGTGGCAATGAGGCTTGTGCCGGACGGAACCATAGCGGCTGCGCTGGAAGCGCTCAAAACGCTCGACCGTGAAAAGCTTCTGGATCTCCTGCTCAAGGCGCTTACGGTGGTGCCGGAGCAAATGGTCGGGCTCATCGCCGCGCTGACGGAAATACCGGAGGATACGCTATGGAATGACCCGCAGATCGGCGCTGACGGGCTGTTGGAAATCGTCGACGCCTTTTTGGAGGTGAACGCGGCGGAAAATTTTATCCGGGCGGCGGGGCGGCTGCGACAGCACATCGGCCGGCTCGCCGCGACGCTGAAACCTGGCTCCAGCGGCTGATTGCCGCGGGATTGAGGCTCGGCATTCCCAAGCGCGCACTGCTGGAAGACTATTACCCGGCGGAGCTGCCGCTTGTGTTTGGGGCCTATGCCGATCTGCACGGCGCGGCGCAGGATGGCGGGGAAACGGTGGACCCCATTACATTTTTCGCAACGGGAGGCGAGACGATTGACGGTTGATGAGATCACCATCAAAATTTCCGCATCGGCGGAACAGGCGCTGACGCAGATCGATCAGGTGGCGGGCAGGATCAGCGCGCTGGTAAGCGCTTTCCCGTTCCATGTGCAGCTCAATACTGCGCAGGCGGAGGAACGCCTGGAAGCGCTGCAAAACAGCGCGCGGCAGCTGCTGACCGATCTGGACGGCAACCGCGTTACAGCGTCCGCGCTTGCGCTGGAGCAGAAAAACTACCAGGCCGCGATCCGCGAGCTGCAAACGCTCAAAGGTTTGTCCCGCACAACCTACGAGCAGGAGCTGGAGTACCTGCAGGCGATCCGGGAGCACATGAGCCGTTATTCCCTGAGCGCTAAGGAAGCGCTGGATTTAGAGCAGCGTCTTTCCGCAGTGCAGGCGCAGATTGCCGCGCGAGACGCGCAGAGCCTGGATACGCTGCTTTCAGGCGTGAGGGACGCGCTTGTAAACCGCTATGAAACCATGCGCGACGCGGAGCTGAATATGCTCAGCCAAAGCCGCGAAGCCTGGCAGGCGTGGCGGGATTCGAGCACCGATGTCATCCAGGCGCAGATCGACGCGTTGGACAATCTGGCCCAGGCCGAGGATCGCGCCGCCGAGGAAGCGGAGCACCTGCGCCGGATTGAGAAGCTGAAACAGGCGCTGTTGTACGAGCAGGATTCGTTCAACCAGGGGCAGCTGTCCGCCCAGCTGCAGGATGCGCAGGCCGCCTACGAGGCCTGGCTTTCAAAGAATGCGCGGGAGGATCAGAAAGCGTCGCTGCAGGCGCAGCTTGCCGCTGTGAACGAGCGCACGGATGCGGAGCTGGATGCGCTGTCCAGGCAGGCAAGCGCTGTAAACGAGGCCTATGCCCGGCAGCTGCAGGCCGCCGCCATCCGCGCCGAGGCTGAAAAACAGCTTATGACCGGCACGCAGGAGGAACTTCTTGCGTTGATCACGGCGTTCGCACCGGATTACAACGCCGCCGGGCAAACGCTGGGCGAGCAGATGCTTTCGGGCTTTATGGAAAAGGCGGGCAGCATATCCGGCTGGATGGAGAGCCTGAACACGATGATTTTAAACGTTCAGCAAAGTCTGAACACGGCCCTGCAAAGCGCCGCCGACGGCTTTTACCAGGAGCGTGCCGCCGCCCCGGGCGTGACCATCACCCAGCAAAATACCTTCAATACTCCCGTGGAATCGCCTGCGGATACCGCCTGGCGCATCAGGCAGGCCAACGAACAGCTGGCTTCCCAGCTGCTAGAAGCCTAGGAAAACGCTGGCAAAATTCCCTGCGCGCTACCGGCTTCATTTCCGCCATCTTGCGCCCGCGACATCCTCGACGTAGCGCTGCTACTACTTGAGCGGCCTCACCCGAACTGCGTTCGCGCGAGGCTACGCACTTTATTGCCTGCGGCAATTTCGAGCGCTAGTCGGGCTACGCCCTCCCTATCAGATATCGCAAACGCAACCTGACGAAAATCCAACTCGGTATCGCGCGGGTCCTTTTATCATCGTTTCCCTGGCGATTCCTTCGCAGCGCTCTGACGAACGATAGAATTATTAGCATATGAGTGTTATGAAATGCTGTCCCTATTTTGATCGCCGCAGCTCGGTCAAATAGGGGGATTGCGATAGGCTGTTAGCCCTTAACATGGGCGTGGGGGCAACGTCCATAAAACCACGTTATAGGAGGAACCATGCAGAAGCTGACCTATATCAACCTCAATAACGAGCAGGCGGTGTTCTGCGGCGCGCCGTACGTGCTCTCCAAAATCGGCGGGCTTGGGCTGCCGGAGCTGGAGTTTCAAAGCATACGCGGGGCGTACCAGCAGGGGGATACGGCGCTGTCGTTCCGCCGCCCCAAACGCATGCTGTCGGTGACGCTGCATATTATGGCGGGCAGCCGCGCGGAGCTGTACCGGCTGCGGATGGCGCTGCTGGGCGTTCTGTCGCCGGACAAGGCGGCGCAGGGGGACGACCGCGCCGTGCTGATTTATGAGAACGATCATGCCCGTTATATGACCTATGCCGTGCCGGATGGCGGGCTGGACGCGCAGGGCCGGACGCTGGATACCCAGCCCAACCTGAGGCTTGGCTTCCGCTGCGAAAGCCCGTACTGGTTTGCGGCAATCCCCTCGTCCGTCGCGTTTGAGGACGCGGGCGAGGGATTTGCGATGCCGTTTCAGTTCCCGGTGGATTTCGGCCGCAGGGATTACTGCAAGAACGCCAACAATCTGGGGCAGGTTTCCGTGCCGGTACAGATTACCATTGTGTGCAAGGGCGAGGTGCCAAGGCTGAAAAACCTCACAACGGGCAAGGAGATTGCCCTGTCGGCGGCCGTGCCTGCGGGCAACACCCTGGTGCTCAACACCGATCCGGCCCGGCTTGACGCCCGCATCATCGATGCCGACGGCATGGAAACCGGGGCGTTCGGCAAGCTGAGCCTGTTGACGCCGCTGGCGGACTTCACCCTGCGCCCCGGGCTCAACGAACTCGCCTACGAAGCCGGTGGCGTCAGCGCGCAAAGCGAAATCACCGTCGCCTGGCGCGCGGCGTATGAGGGGGTATAGCGTTTGATCACACTCCAACTCATGACCCTGAACTTTGAGAAGCTCTCCGAGATCGCGCAGTTTGAAAGCCTGCAGATCACGCGGAGCTTTTTGGGTACGGGATGCTGCGGCCTGACGCTGCACCCGGACGCGAAGGGCGCGGCGGCGATCATACCCGGCGCGCTGCTTTTGGCGGAGGGCTGCAAGGCGTTTTTAGTCGAGGACGTGCAAATGCTGTCGCGCGAAACGCTTTCGGTGAAGGGCTGTATGCTCAAGGGCCTGGCCAAGCGCCGTGTGTGCGTGCCGCCGCTTGCGGCGGGCGCGCGGGAATATCAGGATTTCGGGTGGGATCGTTTCACCGGCAGCGCCGAGGCAGCCTACCTGCACTACGCGCAGGGTAACCTGATCGCGCCGGAGGACGCAAGCCGCGCAATCCCAAACCTGATCGCGGCGGACAGCCAAAACCGAGGTGAGGTACTGCCCTGGCAGGCGCGGTTTGACAGGCTGGATGTGTTGTTTCAGGCCATTGGCGAGCGCACGGGGCTGGGCTGGGATATTGTGCCGGATCTTGCACAGCAAAGGCTTGTGTTTACCGCCTGGCAGGGCATCAACCGCACGGCGGGAGACGCGCTGTGCCTGATCTCGGAACAAAACGGAAACGCCGCCGATGTGCAGTACCGCCAGCTGCTCTCCGGCAGCGCAACCACGGCGTACGTCGGCGGCGCGGGGGAGGATGAGAACCGTTTCATCCTCTGCGGCGGCGGGGACGCGCAGGGAATCGGCAGGCGCGAGCTGTGGGCGGATGCCGGAAGCATCCAAGATCCCGGTCAGCTTGCGCTGTATGCGCAAAACAGGCTTTTGGATACCGGCGCGAAAACAACCGTCACCGCGACGCTGATCGATTCAGGCGCGTGCCGCTACGAACGGGATTACGATGTGGGCGATACTGTGATCATCGCGGGGCGCTTTGGCAGCGCGGCGGTGCGCATTGCCGAGATTACCGAGACCTACGAAAACGGCGCGCGTACCCTGGCGGCGAACTTCGGCGATGCGCCGGTCACCGTGAACACGCTGATCAAACAGCTCAGGCAAACGCCAAGATAAGGATGTGGTTTTTTGGCTCAGGAACAGTACGGATTTTTCAATTCCACGGTGGAGGATGAGCGCAGCTACGATTCGGCGGACATGGCTGTGATGCTGCGGACCCTTGCGGCTAGCGGCGTGGCTGACGGCGGCGAATGCCTGCGGATCAGCGCCGAGGGCTCTACCATGCGCACGCTGGTTGGCTACGGCTCGGCGATGGTCGAGGGGCATTACTACCGCCTTGGCAGCGATGGCGGCAGCGTGAAGGCCTTTGAGCATGGCACCGAGGCGGAGCTTGGGCGCATCGACCGCATCATTTTACGGCTAAATCTCACGGCCCGGACCGTGACGCTGCAAAAGCTGATCGGCACGGCGGCGAGCACGCCCCAGGCGCCCGCGCTGACCCGCAACGCGGAAGTGTGGGAGCTGTCTTTGGCACAGGTGCGTATCCGGGCGGGTGCATCGGAGGTTTTACCTGCTGATATCACCGACGAACGCGGGGACGAGGCCGTATGCGGCCTGATTGCGCCGGATTCGCTCAAGCGCTCCGTGCTGGAGGCCATGATCGGGGAGAGGATTGCCCAGGCGGCCGCGGAGATCCAGGCCGATTCCTCGGACGTGCTCCGCTACTCCGCCCAGCCGCTTTTGGCCGCGCAGCAAACGCAGGCCCGTACAAACCTTGGCGCGCAGGCGGCAATCTCGGCAAGCGGGCTGCTCAAGGGCAATGGCTCCGGCGGCGTATCGGCCGCTGCGGAGGGCGTGGATTACGCGGGCATGGCCGGTGGCAAGGTACTGCCCTCCAGGATTAGCGCAACGGTAGAGGTACGAACGGAGGGCTGGACGCTTGCGATGGCCGATGCCGGAAAGTTCTTCTATGTGTATAACCAGACCCCGGTCAACATTGTGATTCCAAATGATGCCGCGGTTGATTTCGCCGACGGGACGGAGATTGAATTCTGGCGAGGCGGCTCCGGAGACATTACGTTCCAGCCCGCGCAAAGCGTAGTGGTTGTGTCGGTCGACTCCATGCGTTCCATCGCCCAGACACACGGTGTGGTATCGGTTAAAAAGATCTGGGAGAACCTGTGGCTTTTGATAGGAAACCTGAAATGAGAATGAGCAGACATGCGGCCGTATATGGCCAGATGGCAAGGTTCAACCCCAACTCCGATTTGACCTATACAGGCAGCTTCCTTGTGGTGAACGACAGCAATACCGCATGGCGTGTGAAGTTCCTGACCAGCGGCGTGCTGACATTTCTCAAAGACCCCAAAGGGATTGATTTATTCATTGCGGGCGGCGGCGGGGGCGGCGCGCAGGCTGGGGGCGGGGGCGGCGGCGGCTATACAGGCGTATGGCCTGCCGTTGCGGTTACGCCCGGT